TCAATGTCATTCATCAGTAAGTTTATGGTGGCAACCGCTTCGGCTGAGCCGAATGCTTTTTTAAGTGCATCCCCCTCGGCTACGTCTATGGTTTCGCCGTATTTGCCTTTAATTTGGTTTAGTATGTCAACCATTGGCAGCATAGCGCCTTGGCTATCGGTAAAAGTTAGGTTTAGTGCGTCTTGGGCTTTACCCACTCCGGCTAAAAACGACTTGTATTTTGTACCGGCTTCACTGCCTGACATGGTCGCTTGCAAAGTACCTAAAACTGCCATCTGTTCATTCATGGCAATACCTGCTGTGGTTGCTTGCGCACCAATGGCGGTAAACGCGCTCGACATTTCTGAGCCCGTTGTTTTAAACGCTTGTACTGCACTGGCCGTCATGCCGGTTAGTTGTTCAACCCATTCACTTTTACCCATAGCATTAGCTTGGTTTTTAAAAATGCCGTACATGGTGCCCATGTAATTGGTAATAGTGCCTGCATCCGCTTTAGTGGCTGCAGCAAGTACGTTGCTCGATAGTGTAAACGCTGATAAATCAGCATCGTTAAGGCCTGCAATGGCGCTTTGTATGTCGTAGCTCGATTTAACAAATTCAGTCGACGATTTGCCGTACTCAAGGGCAAATTCGTATGAAGTATCGGTAAGTTGTTTTAATGCCGATTCGCGCACGCCAAGCGATTTAACCTCGCCCAATGCGCGATCCATTTCTATGGCTGGCATGAGTGCGTTTTGTAGTGCATAACCACTGGCCGCAATACCCGCAACACCTGACGCCATTTTCATGGTGCCGCGTTGATAGTCGTTGGTTAACCCATTTAAGCTATTGCTTACTTTGGCAATAGGCTTTGTTATTTGGTCAATCATGCCAACGGTAAACATTAGCGGTTGCGGTAAACTCATTTACTTGCCCCCAAAGGCTTTGCACACAGCATTGGTTATTACGTTTTCTAGGTTTTCGCGCTGGTTTTTATACAACCAACCAGCGCGGGCCAAGCTTTGCTCGTCGTCATTTTCATGTGGTAATAAATGACGGCGTAAAATAAATAGCTGTTCAAGCTGATTAGAATCAATCGAATCAATCAGCCCGCTTATTTTTTTACGGCAATTTCCAACACTGGCGAAAACTCAGCTTTTAGCGTTGATGCAATTTGCAGCTCAGAACCTGGCGACGCTTCAAGCACTTTTTTAAGCGCTGGCTTTTGCTCGTCGGCAATGGTGCGCATTACCATATTGTGTGACGCTGCAGTCATAGAGCCGCCACGCGCTACCGAGTCTACAAAGTCGCTGTGATCTTGCACTGTCATGTTGAAAGTAAAATCAGTAGCGGCGATGGTTAATATAATTGCTTGTTTCATGGGTTAATCCTTAGATTTAGTTAATATTTTAAGTGTTTAATTCGTTACATTTTTTCTAACAGCTTGTCTAACTTTGCATCCATGCTATCTAGCCGTTTCTCAAACATTTTTTGAGACTCGGCTCGCATTAGTTTTACGTGCTTTAGCTCTTGTGCATTGGTGTCGATGCGTTTATCTAAATCAGCAAAAAACCAAAACCCGCTAACAATCACAATTAAGGTTGTTAGCACATGCGCTATATTCACTTCTTTTTTTACATGCCAGCCATCAGCTTTATTTTCTGCCATTACTTAGCTACTCCTTTAATTTTTTCGACTGTCCTTAAGCTTGCTAAGCCAAGTAAAGCCAGCGTTAATTCCATCATTACATCGGTTGGCAGTTCTGGCGTTCCTGCCTCTGGCATAATCCATTGCAAAATAGGGTTTATTAAAAACGTGAACAAAAAGCAAAAACCACATACACACAGTAAAAATGGGCGAGCGCCTGCAACAAAAACAGAGCGATGTTGTGCTGCATGGGTATTTGCTAGCGCCTGCATAAGCAGAGGTTTTTGCTTAATTTCTGCTAAATCGTTATTTAACTGCTGGCGTTCTTCGTCTGATGTAAATAACGCATCGCCCGCTTTGCCAATCGCTTCTATTGGGTTGCCACCCACTAAGCTTGAAAGCCAGCCCATAATTAGTGCCCTGCCTGTTTTAAATAGCTTGCTTCACGCCAGCGGCGCGTTGTGTATCGGTCGCCAAAGTTAACCAGTTCGTCAATCATGGCCTGCAAGTTTTGAGTAATTGCCGTGCGCCAAAAGTTGGGGCAACGCTTTGCTAAATCGCCATACTGAAACGCCACCGATGCAATCACGGTTTGCATGGGTTCTGGTAGCTGCTCAAATTTAATGGCTGAATGCTGGTTATACTTTTCAACTAACCAAAATATTGATTCAAACTTTGCGCACTTATCAATTAACGTGGCTTCATCTTTAGTGACTTTCAGCGGCATTAGCTTAAGCATCATTTCTGCGTGTTCGCCGTGTTGCTCGCAATACGGTAATAACTTATCGATCAAGGAAGGTTGTGCGATAAAAAACATGCGCTCCAAGTCTTCGCGTGATCGCTGGCCAATATCAAAGCCGGTGGCTATGGTTACCCCAGATTTTGAATTAGCGGCATCTGGCACATAGCCCACCAATTGTGCGCCGCCTTCTAGTTCTGAAATAAAGCTGTAATTCACTTTGATATTGTTCATTTTGCTACTCGCTTAACGATTGGCATGGTACACAGCGCTGCACACCTGCAATGGCTTTTTGCCGCGCTTTGGGTATTGGGTCGCCGCAATCAATGCAATCCGTTGCACTGATCACGCGACTGTTGTTAAGTCCTTTTAAGCGCTGATCGGTAAATCGTTTTTCAGCGCGTTCCTGTGCAATTACTAAGTGGTCTAGATCATCCATTTACTAACTGCCTTTTATTGCACTATGTTTTCAATTTCTTCGGCGCGTAAGTACGGCACACCGTTAATTTTTACAAAGTCGGGGTCGGTTACATCAAACGGAATTTTAAACAGGCTGGCTTGGCCACCTTTTTTGTCTATGTCTAAAATATCGCTTAGCTTAATGCGGCAACCAAACGCTTCTACTTTTAGCTCGTCTTTGCTGGTTTTTGCATAAAACATAATGTCGAACGGTTCCATGCCACGCCACGAACCGGCACTTTTTGCCGCATCCGATATAAGCGCAAAGTTACTGGCGTTAACCGACAGCTCACCGCTGGCCGCTACATCGCCATCAACAAAACCATCAGGCACGCCACTTGTTTGGCTCACGGCGCTATTGTCGGTAATAGCCAGTGATGCCGTGTCAACTTGGACCATAATGTCACCCAAGTTCACGTTAAAATTCATTCCAGATAAACGCATGGTTAGTGCTCCTAGTTGCTGCTTAAATCAAGCATGATGTTGACGGTAATTTCTTTCGGTGAGTTGTAAGGGCGAACTACCAAGTAAATAACCACCGCTTTGTTTGTGGTCCATACAATATTTACATCGCCCTCTACTGGCGGCTTAATATCACCCGGAAACTGCGTGCCTAAAATGGTGGTGCTTTTGCTCATAGCGCGCAGCGGTTTCATAAAGTACGACTTGTTTAGCTCAATACTGTTTGGCGTTGAGTTAAGAATACGGTTTGCAACACGGCGAATAGCTAACACCCGCACTTCTCGGCTGGCTTTATGTACGGGGCGTAAATGCTCAAGGTATTGATAGTCCCCGCCTGCGGCATCTAGCGTTTGCGCGTCACTCCAATAAATTCCTTCAAAGTCGCTGTACCACTGCGGCACACTCATGCGTTTATTTGCTAGGGTTTCTAGTGTGGCAAGAGATAGCGGCTCGTTTTCGCTGTCAACGGGTGCCGCGCCTAGGCCTAACACACTGCCAGTGGCTACGCGCATAGGGCTGTCGGCAATGCTTACGCTGCGGTCACATAATCGCCCAGCCAATACGCCTACGTTATTACCGTGTAATTGTGGTACAGGTACTACTAAGTGCGCGGCAATATCGGCTTGCAATGCAATGGTTGCGGCTTCATAAGCGGGCCATGTTTGCGTGGCTACATCAATACCTGGCACGGCAACCAATGCCGATACAAAACGGCCTAATGTGGCTTGCAATGATGTTAGGTGATCATGAATATCGGTGAGTTCTGCGCTTGCTGTTTGCTCAGCACATACCACTACCATTTCAAAGCTTTGTACTTCGTTGGCGCGGTCAATGGCATCAACAATGGTTTCCAGTTCGGCAATTGGGTAAACCGCTGCGGTCCAGTTTTGGCCTGCGTTTAATTGCGCTGCAATAAGCTGATCGCGCAGTGGGCTATCTGCAAAGGTTTTTTCTAAGTCGGTTTTAGCGCCAATGCTAAATAATTGGCTTTCTTCATCAACCGAACCTGCACGGCCAACAAACAAGAAGTGTCGCTCAACACCTTGGATGTCACCTTGCCCTAAATTCAAATTGTTAACTTGCACTTTACCTAGTGACATGTGTTTATCCTCGTTTATTGAGTTGGTTTAATATTGTTGCCAGTTCGCGCTGTACGTTGCTGGTTGTATCGCCTAAAAACGGTCGCGCTTTTACCGGTATTTGCCAGCTTTTACGGCTTTTTTGTCCGCGTAACTCACTTAACACTAATGTGGCTTTGCCATGAGTTAAGCTGCCTGCAATTTCTTTAATAGTGGCGCGGCGGTAGCCTTTGCCTTTTGCCCTGCGTACTTTGTAACCCTCAGCGGCTAATGCTTTTGCTTGGCTTCGGGTACACGGCGCTTGGTAATCTGGTTTGCCATGAATACGCACCATGCGGCTGGCAGTCATTCGCTCTGTGCCACCCTCTTGGTGTAGCGCTGCAATGCGTCCCGTAAATGAATTTTTATGTTTAAGCTCTAAGCGCTTACTAGCTTTTACATAGGGCTCTAATGTTTTACCCATACGTTTAAGCACTTTGGTTTTTTTACCGTCGCTGCGCCCTGCAAACTTTTTACCGTCTACCGTGGTTTGTGTGCGTATGCGTTGGCGCGCAAGCTTACGCTCAAAGCGGCCTAATTTTTTTAATAGCCTAATGCGTTTAGCCGGTGGTAACGCCAGTAGCTGCAACTGTTGTTTAGCGCTTAATGCTTGTTTGCTATTTGGGGTGATCACTAAACTCATGATTGCCCCTTAATATTTACGTCTACGTCTTCGGCAATGCTGATTGGCGCTAGCGATACGTAATAACGGGCGCCATTAAATAAAATAGGGCCGTTGTCGGCGGGTATTAGCTCAATGTCGTCTAGTAGTTGCACGTCTATCAGTACGGTTGCGTTGTCTTTGCTTACTACGTCTATGTCTATTTCAGGGTCGTCTAGGGCGTAGTCGTCGCGTGGCCAGTTGCTGTCTGTTAAAAATGCAGCAATAAGAGCAAGCAAGTTGTACGGGTTAATTTTGCGATGCGGAAATTTTTCAATGGCTATTACGCCGGTGTGTTTCCACTTGGCAACTAGGTAACCGTC